TCCATAAGCTTCAATCTCACCTGCATAGTCAGTATTAGTAATTGCTTCTATTACTGATGCGGTACGAAAGAACTTCTGGACTTTTTGGGAATAGATAATCGGGCTAAAGTTTCCATTAGCGAGATTATTATTACCTGATACTTTATCAAAAGCCATCTTTTTTCTCCTATTATTTATTAGTTATTATTAAAATTGATATGAGTTAACTGTTTATACAATGCGACCTTCTCTATGAGCCTTATCAATGTCAGCTTCAAACTTAGAGTACTCATCTGGTTTCATGGATTTAATAGCTGCCCAAGTCCATTGTTTCTTATCAGTTGGTGTTTCAGATACTTTAGTTTTAGAAACTGCTTTCGCTGCTTCTTTCTTTGCATCATAGTTTACCTTCTTATTAGAAAGTCCTCTGTCATACTTGTACAAATCAATTGCACGTGCTGCAGATTTTGGATTGTCACTATTATCATAAAGCCAAGATTGTACTGTATTATCCTGTACAGAAGCCCAGTCATGAAAATCTCCGCTTTCACGAATATCTTTAAAGTCTGGATGCTTCTTAGCAAGTTCTACTTCTGCTCTATCTCTAGATAAAGAAGATTGTTGTTTTTTTATTTCCAACAGTTGTTCTTCCATTTCTTGTTGAGATTTCATAGTAGCTTCTGTAGTTAATTGCATAACAGAATCATACATATCAGGATAGTCTTTTCTCCACTCTTCTAAATCTTCTTTAGATTTAAAAATAGGTTGAGAAGCAACTGCTTCCTTTTCTTTCTTAAGTTTAAAAACTTCATCTTTGTGCTTAGATATTGTCTCATCATAATGCCGTTTTAAATCGTCATATCGCTTCTTAAAAGCGGCATCTTCTACTCCTACAGGGCGGTCCTCTTTAGGTTTCTTCTCGTCAGTTTCTTCCTTAGATTCCTCGGTAGCTGTTGTTTCGACTTCCTTGCCCATTAAGTTCCTACTCGGATGCTTATACGGACTTGGAGTTGCGAGTTCTTCTGTTGCTTGGGAATTTTGTTCTTCTACAACAGTAGAGTCTTGTTCGTTTTTTTCCATTTATTCTCCTTTGGGGTGCTGTTGGATTCAGGTCGCCCCCTATATGCAGGGCCGTTACGCTGTAACGGGTGGCTGCGTCATCATTCCCTGACCTTGTGCAGGTGCAGGGCTTTCTCCTTGCGGTGAAACTTGTTGTTGTGGTTTAGGTATTCTTGTTTCCATGATTATACTAAACTCTTGTCCAAATACTTTAGACATAAAATCTCTAAACTGTGGCACGTTTAATTGTGTAATTAGTTCCATTTCTTGTTCATTTAAATTTTTTAAATTGTCTGAAACTTTATCTCCTATTACATTTATTAATGGATTATCTTTATCATCAACAGGAGCAGGAGTTGTTTGAACATCTGCACCCATCATACCTTGTCTCATTTCTTCTTCCATGTTTTAATTACTCCTGTTATATAACATATTGGTTCTAGTAGATTATTATAAATTTTACCTAATAATGAAGGCTTACTATTAAACATTATGTGTTTTAAATGTTGTGTTCTATGTTTAGCTACATGAGAACCTAATGCTTTTATACTTTTATTTATATGCATACCTTTTACAAAAGGTTTAAACAATTTATGATAACCCTCTTGATGTTGCATAGTTAAATATCTTTTTTGATATATGTGCCATATTTTCATAGCTTTAGCCCAATCTTGTAGCCCTGTGCTTTGGTACATAGCAGTACATACTATACTTTTAGGTTTTCCTCCCCCAGAACCTCCTCCAGAACCTCCTCCACTTCTACCAGCATCTGGGTCAGGATTAAGAACAACTTTACCATTACTATCTCTAACTGGATTTCCATATCTATCTGTGACTGCTCTCATAGTAGGGTCGCCTGTTTGTTTTTGGGCTTCTCTATCAGAATCTTTTTTATTGGCATCAATAATACTTTGGTCTATATTTTCACCAGACCCTAATCTATCTTTTTGTCTTTTTTCTTCTTTTTTTCTTTCTGAAGTACTAAGTCCTCTTTCAGGCTGTTGCCCTAAAAAATCAGGTTGTTGTCCTGCAGGTTCTGATATTGTATCAAATTTTCTATTATCTGTCATTAAACCTTTTTGTGCATCTGCACCCGAAGCTGCTTGACTTCCTATAGTAGGTGCTGCAGTAGTTGTAGATGCTTGTCTACGTTGAACTTCTTCCATAACAGAAGCATCTCCTCCTGTTTGTCTAATAGGAGTTTTAATAGAAGTTTTAAAATCTTTATCTCTCTCATAAAATGCCTCATCTATTTTACCAAAAGTTTGTTGTGATATAGGGCCTATTATTTGTATTCTACCAAACTCATCTCTTATAAGACTTCCATCAGGATTTGTTTTTTGTGTTGATGCTAAATTACCTTTTAAAGATTCTTCAGTCATTGCTCTTTGAACACTTATTTTTCCATATTCATTATTAACTTTTACAATATTTTTACCCTTTTTGTTTTGAGTAACAGAAACTCCATCTAAATTATTTAAAGTTTGTAATTGTTTATCTGCTTTATTTTTTTGAAATATATTAAGAGGTGTTCCAATAACAGGAATTAAAGAGAGCCAAGGTATGTTATTATCTATTATATATGTTACATCATCTTTATATGTTCCATCTTGAGTAATTCCTTGGTTTTCTAATATTTTTCTATTAAATACTTGTCCTAAAGCTTGTGCAGTATCTCCTATATTTCTTCGTCCATCGACTACAACTTGTCTATCACGTCTATCACCTTGTTGTCTTTCTATTGGAACACATCTTTGTAGTTGTGGGTCGAATTTAAATCCGGATGGGCATGGGTCTACAGCAGGTTGGTCAGGTTCAAGAGGTTGTATAGGACCTATTGTAGGTGGGTTTATAGGAGTAGGTGTTTGTACAATACCTTCACCTGCTTTTGGAAATTGTGTTGCATCAAACTGTGGAAGCATTGGTGCTTCTATTTGTTTTAAATTTCTTTGTCCTTCTGCTCCGTATTGTACAACAGAATCAGGACCTACATATTTTTTACCTTGCATATTCATAATACCATCAGTGGCAGAATTATATACTTGTTGTGTTGTATCTACTGTAGGTGTTTTAGCACTAAAAGGAAACATAATTCCCTGTGATTCTTTTTCTAATTTTTTTTGTAAGTCTGATAGTGCTGACATTTATTTAAGCTGTTCCTTGAGGTTCATTATCTGGTGCAGTAAAGCCGCCTTCCCCTGCAACTTGTGGAGTTCCGACTCCGATGTTGCCACCTCCAGACCCTTGTGTGTCTGAGACATTTGCTCCTGCAGGTACTCCGTTAGTAGGTCCCATGCCACCTTGTTGTGGGTTAGGGCCTTGAGTTTGTTGATTTCCATTTGCTTCTCCCATGAGTTTCATAAATATTGCTGCTTGTTCTGGGTCATTAACAACTTGGTCAGGGTCTACATCTAACGACTTTGCAATCTCTTTAATAATACTATGCCATTTTACAAAAGGTGCTAAGAACTGATTTGATGCTACTTGCATAAATGTCATTAATCTTTGTGACCTTACTTCTTTCATCATTAAAGAAGATGTACCTCTTGCCTTAACTCCTAAGTCGCCTTGTATTTCTGGAATATCTTTATTGAATTGCATATTCCATTGATAGAAAGATTCACCTAATGGCTTTAATAAATAATCATCTATGTTTTTAATTACTGTTTTAATATTTAAAGCTGCAGCACCCATTAACATAGACATACCTGATGCTGTTCTTGTTGTAGATTGTATACCTGTTTGTCCATGTGAATAAGAAGGTATACCTGTGGATTCATCTGCTAGTTGTCTAAATCTATCAAACATCTGCATATTTTCTGGTGCAGTGTTTGGAAATCTTAAACCATGTATAGCTTGTCCTGTTTGTCCACTCTGTCTTCTAAAAATTTTTCCCGGATAAACTGACATGTCCTGACCGGGTACTAACATAGTTTCATCTACATCAAATACTAAATTTCCTGCTAGTGCTAAATTATCAATAGCCATTCGTGCATGACCATTCATAATTGTTTGTGCATCATCCATATTTTCTGGAATACCTACTCCAAAGAATTGATATGGATTAATTTCATAAGGCGCAATCATAAAAGGTATTCTTGCAGGAGTAAAAGGATTTAATACTAATCTTAGTATATGTCCATTACATATCCATGCATTAATTTGCACTTCGTCTAATTCTGTTTTTATATCCGTAGGGATATCAATACCCGTTTCTTCTACAAAGTCTTTGTCCATTGTACCCCAATACTCTAGGACTTCGTATCTATTCTTACTAAACTCTTCTTGATTTTCTCTATCATATAATGCTGTTTCATAACTTCTTGTTTCATAATTAGAACCTACTGCTAAACAATCTTTAATTGCACTTTCTCTAAAGAAAGGTCTATTAGCTAAATCTCTAAGTTGTGTTCTATTATATACGTGTCTTTGTATAACATAGTCTGCATCATCAATAGTAACAGCA